GGGAAAATCCCGCTTACCCAGGCGGGGAGCATTGACGGGCGGTATTACGACCCGGAGTGGTTTATTCAGGAAAACAAGAAGTAAGAGATAAAGCAGACGGTGCGTCATCGCGCGAATAACATTCGTGAGGTGGCGCATTTTTTATGGACGAAAGCCTGTTTTCAAAAATCGCGGAAAAAATAAAAAGGCACCCGGAGGACTATCAGGCGTACCGAGACCTGTACGATTTAGCGGTTTATGTGAAACAAACCGAGATAGAGATTTACTTAAAATACTTACGGCTGCTTGCGGCGGCGTGTGAGAAAGCTATCTTCGAGCCGGAGTACCCGCAGATCGTGAGTCAGGTGTTCAATCTGCACAAAGAGGTCTTGCTGGCCTTGGCACCGTATGACTTTGACTCGTACATCCAGTATATCGAGTGGGACAGGGAGCCTCGGAAGAAGTTTTATATGCCGCGAAGGAAGCAGCTCCGACCGGTGGTAGAGGCGTTGCAGGATTTGGAAGACGACAAATTAGACCTGTTAGCGATCAGCTTGCCGCCTGGAACGGGTAAAACGACTCTTGCAATGTTCTTTCTGACCTGGCTTGCCGGAAAGCACCCCGACGATCAGCTTCTTACCGGTTCGCACTCGAACAGCTTTGTGAGAGGAGTATACGACGAGTGCCTAAGAGTATTTCAGACGAGCGGCGAGTACCTGTGGCACGATGTCTTCCCGAAACTGGCCGTAACGAGTACAAATGCGAAAGACTGCCGTATTGATCTGGGAGCGAGGCAGCGTTTTGAAACTCTTGAATTTACGAGTATAGGCACCGGCAATGCCGGACTATACCGCGCCTCGCGTCTGCTCTACTGTGATGACCTGGTATCCGGTATCGAGGTGGCATTATCTAAGGAGCGACTGGAAAAGCTGTGGGAGACCTATACGACCGACCTTCGGCAGCGTAAGATCGGAGATCACTGTAAAGAGCTTCATATAGCGACGCGGTGGTCTGTTCACGATGTGATAGGCCGACTGGAGGTTGAGTACGCGGACAATTCTCGCGCGAAGTTTATTACTGTTCCTGCTCTGAACGCGAACGATGAAAGCAACTTCAAGTATGCATATGGCGTAGGATTTTCCACAGAGTTTTATCACGAGCAGAGAGCGATTATGGACGATGCCTCTTGGAGAGCATTGTATATGAACGAGCCTATCGAGCGAGAAGGACTCGTGTACCACGAAGACGAGCTGAGACGATATTGGGAGCTGCCCTCTTCTCCTCCGGACGCGATCTTGGCTATCTGCGATACCAAGGACACAGGAAAAGACTATTGCTTTATGCCGGTATGCTATGTTTACGGAGAAGATCATTATATGGCAGACTGCATATGTGATAACGGTTTGCCAGAAGTGGTAGATATACGGCTGGCTGAGATACTTCTGCGACACAAAGTAAAGGCTTGCCGATTCGAGTCAAACTCTGCTGGTCGCAGGACTGCCGAAAAAGTGCAGGATATGGTAAAAAGCCGAGGTGGTATCACTCATATTACTTCCAAGTTTACCAAAGCGAACAAGGAAACAAAGATTCTGATAAATTCCGATTGGGTAAAAGAGCATGTTCTGTTCAAAGACCAGAGTATGTATACGCGAAACAGCGATTATGGAAAGGCAATGAATATGCTGTGCAGTTATACGATGATGGGCAAGAACAAACACGACGATGTTCCCGACGGAATCGCACAGTATGCTGAGTTTGTACAGAGCTTAGAGGGTACGAAAGTGGAGGTTTTCAACCGTCCTTGGTAAATTGTCAGAAAATTTAGACACAATATGTTGTGTTTTGCTTGACATTAACCACAATATATGGTATGTATTAAGTGACCTGTGTGTTCTTTTCCTTAATCGGTGCTATTTGCGCGTTCTCCCCGCGCAAGTAAGCACCGATTTTTATTTTATCAGGAAGGAGGGCGAGTATGGCAAACACGGTAGATTACAGCAAAGGAACCGACCAGACCCGGCAGCTAAACGGGCGGCGAATGATTCTTTATCCGGAAGTAGAAGTGACTCGTGAAAATCTGCCTTTTATTCTGGAGAAAGCATTTACAGTACACGACATTAACCGAAGCGAGATTCAGTATCTCTGGGACTATTACCGAGGTATTCAGCCCATCCTGAACCGAATCAAAAAGGTTCGGCCTGAGATATGCAACAAGATTGTAATGAACATTGCACAGGAGATCGTTGCGTTCAAGGTGGGATACAGCTTCGGCGAGCCGATGCAGTATGTGGGCCGTACCGGTGAAGAGGCTGTCACAAAGATGGTCAGCCATCTGAACGAGCTTCTGTTTGCGGAGGACAAGATTCCGAAAGACCGAGATGTGTTCGAGTGGTCGATGATCTGCGGAACGGCTTTTAGGCTGGTACTTCCCGATCTTCCGGACGAAGCAGACGATGCTCCGTTCGAGATTTACACGCTCGACCCCAGGAATACCTTTGTCGTGTATAGCGCGGAGGTGGGCAATAAGCCTCTGCTCGGTGTGAAATACCTTACCGACGATCTGGGCCACCGGACGCTGACGGCATATTCCGAAACGGCCGTATATACGCTCGAAGAAGGCGAAATTGTAGACGAGAGGCCGAACCCGCTGCGGGATGTCCCGATCTATGAGTATCCGGCAAACAATGCTCGTCTTGGTGCGTTCGAGATCGTAATTCCGCTTATGGACGCGCTGAACAAGATCACTTCCAACAGACTGGATTCTGACGAACAGGTCGTACAGGCGTTTATCAAGTTTATCAACTGCGATATCAGCTCCGCGGACTTCGATGCCCTTAAAGAGAAGGGAGCCATCAAGGTCAAATCCGTAGACGGTGCCCCCGCCGATGTGGATATCGTCAGCACTCACCTGGTGCAGACCGAGACGCAGACGATGAAGAACGACATTTACAATGCCATCCTCACGATCTGCGGTATCCCGAACCGGAACGGCGGCAGCTCCACGAGCGATAACGGTATCGCGGTAGTGTACCGCGACGGCTGGGAGGCGGCCGAAACTCGCGCTAAAGATTACGAGCTGATGTTTAAGAAATCCGAAAAGCGGATGCTCAAAACCCTGCTGCGTATCTGTCGAGATGTTGATCCCGAGCTGGCCGGCCTTCGCCTGAAGGATATCGACATCAAGTTTACCCGCCGGAATTATGAAAACATTCAGAGTAAGGCCCAGGTTCTTATCTCTATGTTGCAGGAGCCGAAGGTACACCCGCTGACGGCTTATGAGACTTGCGGACTGTTCACCGATCCCGAAAACGCATACTCTCTCGGAATGAAATATTACGAGGAGCAGATGTCGAAATGGGAGCCGGTAGCAGTAGACGAGACCGCTGCCGAAGCTGAAGAAGAGGTAACCGAAGATGAGAATGTATCAAGCAACGGACAGTTACCTAAAGAGGCTTAAAGCGTTTATCCGGCGAGAGTTTAACCACTACTCCACTTTAGCGTTTGACGAGTTGAATGTAACGCGGTCGAAGAAGGAAACGGAAGCGACCTTCTCCCGATTACTGGCTTTCAATCTGACGGAATATCGGAAGATTGCGGCCACGGCTCGAAAGTACGCACTCACTTTTCTAAATTCCGGTGAAAAGAAAAAGGCCGAAAGCAAGAAGTTTTCCGAGGATGACATCATCGAAGAGGTTCTGCTGGCCTACAACTTTGTGACTGGATACCTGTACAAACCGGAAGCGGAGCGAAAACGGCTCCGTCTTGCGGAAGAGATAATGACCGCTAAAGAGTTTCGAGACCGGGAGCGATATCGGAAGGTCGTGAACAAGGGTGCGAACCTTTGGTACACGCAATCTTCGCAGTACGCAATCACGCTCGAAGACGAGACGCTCGTCAAGACTTGGAAAGACGCGGGAATAACGAAGGTTCAGTGGGTAACGGAACGGGATGACCGGGTGTGCCACGAGTGCCGACCGCTTGACGGTAAGGTGTTCGATATCGACCACATTCCGGCGAAGCCGCATTATAACTGCCGATGCACATTGAAACCAATACGGATGTAGGCGGGAGACCGCTTTTATATCGAGGTCAGAGAAGACCTCTAAATAATCGCACTTACTGGCAGAGAAGCCACAAACCACAAACAACGAGGCAGAGAAGCCTATAAAACGCAAGGAGGATTGTCCAAATGAAGATTGATGTTACGAAGATTTCCGGTTACGACAGCATGTCGGCGGAAGAGAAGGTGGCCGCTCTGGAAAGCTACGACGCAAATGTAGTTTCCAAAGATGTTTTCGACAAAACAGCTTCCGATCTTGCCGCGAAAAAGAAAGAGCTTGCCGCTCACCTGTCTGCCGAGGAACAGGCCAAAGAAGCTGACAGAGAAGCCCGCGAAAGTTTACAGACTGCCTATGACACGCTTCAGAGACAGTTTGACGATCTGATGAAGAAGCCGGTTCCCGACGGAGGCAGTAACACGATGACTTTGGACGCATTACGCAAAATGTCTGTTCAGGAACGAGCGGAGTATTACCGCCAGAACCCTGAAGAGTACAAAGCACTTTACTCAGGAGGTAAAACCTAATGCCCAATGTTTATTATGACAATTTTTACTTGTCCAATGAGGTAGAAGATCAACTGATTACGCAGCTTGACCTTCAGAGATTCGCGACCATCGATAACAATCTGGTAGGCGAACCCGGTATGGTTCGCAAGATCAACATCTACAGCGGAACTGACGGTGCGCAGATTCTTGCTCTTGGTTCCGGCAACACCACTTCTATCGAGGTTTCCTATACCCCGAAGGAGTATCGCATCGAGACCCTTCAGGCTCGCTTCCAGTATTACGACGAGGAAGCCATGGCAGACCCGATGCTCGTCCCTGTCGGCGTTCGCAAGATCGGCGTGGACATCGCCAACACCCTGAACCAGAGTGTTATCGACGAACTTGTTGATAACACCGGTATCTATATTCCCGGTGCGACCATCGACTTTGATGTGTTCGCTGATGCTCAGGCTCTGATGAACATCGAGAACCTGGAAGGTACTAAACTGTACGCCCTTATCGCTCCTTCCGATGCCGCCGCTCTCCGTAAGGCTCTGAAATCTACTCTTCAGTATATCGAAGCCTTTGCTCGTCAGGGATATATCGGAACTGTCGCCGGTGTCAATGTGTACATCTGCAAGGCACTTGACAAGGGTGATCTGGTTATCGCCGCTCGTGATGCTGTCACCATCTTCAACAAGAAGGGTGTCGAGATCGAACAGCCCGGTCGTAGCGAGACTGCTGCCAATGTCCGTCAGAACACCGTCTTCGGTCGCAAGTATTTCATCACTGCGATGACTCGCCCGAATCACGCTGCGTATATCACCACCGCGTCCGATGCGATGACGAGTGCTACCGGTACTGCCGTTGCGGGTACTATGTACTACGAGAAGGTCGGTACCAACTATACCTACAAGCCTGTTGCGGTCGGTGCGTCCGTTTCCGGTCTGTATAAGTTTACCTAATAACTGGAGGAGGCAGCCAGTATGGACAATCAGACCAAACTTACGACTCTGAAAGCGTTCGTTTCTGAGTCGGATGAAGAAGTGCTGTCTGCCTTTCTTGCAATAGCCGAGAGCGGTTTGCTTCGCAGATTGTATCCTTACGATCAGACTCAAACCGCTCTGCCGGATTGCTACGCAATGACGCAAATCAAATATGCGGCGTATCTGTTAAACAAACGAGGGCTTGATTTTCAGACGGTGCATATTGAGAACGGTGTGCATATGCATTTCGACGAGACGGATATTCCTGCGGCTATTGCGATGGAGATCACTCCTTACTGCGGGGTGATCTAATGAGGCTTGCATTTGCACTCAAACAACCTTTCTGGTTTGCACTTTATGAAGGGAAAACAGCAGAAGATTGTCCGTTTTCGGCTTTGGTTTACTTGTATGCAAAAAAAATATGTTTTATAAACGATGAAATTTATTTTTACAGAAAACAAATTGAAGGCGTAACCGCTAATTATCAAGCTCAAATTATAGATGCTTTTGATAATTTTGTAGAATTGTCGAAAGATTTGGCAAACAGGAACTTTATTACAAGGGAAGTAATAAAATTTTTAATAGATACATTTATATATAAAGTAGGTAAAATATCCGATAGCGTTTCTCTCGATAATAAGAAAGATTTGCTGAAAAAATCTATAGATTATTTGAATTATTTGAAAACAATATCGAAAAAATGCAGCTTTTTTTACAGATTCAAAATAAAACTTTCTTTGATTCTTTTAAATAAATTTAATATTAAAGCTTTTAAATTATTTAGGATACTTAAAAATTTATAAAAGAATTAAAAATCTTATCTGAATTTATATCAAAAATTTAACAAATATTATAAATTATTATACAATACAGTAATATTGTATTTAAACTAATGAATAAATTTTGTAAAATAGACAGTAAATATATATTTTTTATTAAGAGGGGAG